TTACCATTCTCTTGTGTGCATCTTGGATGCCACCGAGTCCCTCGTGGTTGAGGATAGGTGCCCACTTCTCCTGCAGGTGTTCAGCATTGAAACCTTGCATTTGAATTTTACCTCTAAAAGTTTTTAGTTTGATTTATGATTAAAAAATCACTTTTTAGCGACTCTAGTCAGAGTATTGAGATATGACTCCATCAATCCAGACACTTGGACTGGAGCTGTGGCGTCTGCGCTCTCGGAGATGTTCTCTGACTGGTCTCTTTGAGCACCGGCATTTTCTGGGAAGTAAGACTTACGCAGAGTTACCAGTTTCTCACGATAGGTGTCTTCACTATCAAACTCAACATTTTCGGCAAGAGAAGCGAGTTTTTCCTTCTGCGAAAGAGCAAGTCCTTCACAGACCTCGGAGAAGATCGTGTCAGCGACCGACTCGGCTAATCTTTGTTTTAGAGCAATATTTCTTTCGATTTGCTCGTTGAGTTTATCTTCCATCTCATCAAGTTTTTCTACCATACTATTGAGTACATCATATTTTTCTTCAGGGATTGATACATAATGATCTTCAAAAAGACTTCTGATTCCTGTAAGGAATGATTCAGTCATTTCGGACTTAAGACCTGACTCAACTGCGAGTTGATTTTCGGTCATCCATTCTTCAGCAACATACTCAAGATAAGCATCGACTCTATCAGTCAATTCTTCCTTGATTTCTGAAACTTGTTCTTGAAGAGATTGCTCATACTGAGCGGTTAACTCTTCTTGAATTTCTGTTGACTTTGCCTTGATAGCAGCTTCGAAAATGGTACGTGCCTTTTCTTCGAATTCCTCAGAAAGCTCTTCGCCTTGGAGCAGTGCATTGATATCCTCTTCGATATCATATTCAGCGACTACTTCTTCTTCTTCGGAAACTACTTCCTCTTCGGAAGTTTCTTCTGCTTCAGCAACGATTTCCTCTTCGGTTGTTTCCTCTTCGGAAATCTCTTCGCCTTCGACCTCTTCCTCTTCCTTCATACCCTTAGGCATGGATTCTGCAGGCTTAGCACCTCTGTTCACAATGTCTTTGACAGTTGCGATTTTGGGTTCTGAGAGCTTGGCAGAATTGTCATCTGCCTTATAGTTTTCTGGAGTAGGACCGCCGAGATCTTCATAACTGCCAGTTTGTCCAGGTGTCGAAACACCAGAAGCATTGCTTCCGGACTTTGGCATTGGCTCAGCTGCTGCAGCTCCTTTCGTTACTACGTTTTCCATTTCTTGTAAATTGCTACCAACGGACATTTGTTTTGTTAGATTTTTTAAATATAATCTATATTTATTTATAAATCAAAGATTTGAGAGAAAATCACTCCATAACTGGAGTTTGTGTTCTTCAAGTCTTCTTTGATCGACAAGAGTGTTAATTCTCTTTTGTGTCTTTTCTGCGAGTTGTTCACGAAGGATTCCTCCTTCCCAAACCCACTCTTTTCCTTCCATAATTCCCTGAACAAAAGCATCAGGTGCAGAAGGATCGGCAACGATGTCAGCAGCAGTTGCTAACATGAAATCTTCACCAACAACTTTATGACCCTCATTTGTGGTTCTCAGTGAACCAACACCACGAGAAGAAACTCCAAGCATTACACCTTCATCGAGAAGAGAAGATGCAATCTTGCCCATTGGGGTATTGAGGATTTGTGCCTTTCCTTTAAAATTACTACCCTCACGAACAAGTGAAGTAATTTTATGAGAAACTCTATCAAGATTTACAGTTGGACCATCGGGATGTCCGAGTTCTCCAAGAGCACGTCCTTTTTGGACGAATGTTTCATTGTATCTCTGTACTTCGCGGGAAAGAGTTTCCATTGGATAGACTCTTCCATTGCGATTCTTAAGATCTCCCTGAAGGAAAACACCTTCAATGTACAGTTTTTTATTAGCACCTTTACCTTCGGTGATAATTTGTACGTTTGAAATTTCTTCTGTGATAAGTTTCATTTGATTAACCGGTGAATCCTACTTGTGCTCCTTTTACTGTTGCGGCACTTGCAAATACACAGTGTGTTGGTTGTTTTTCCAAATACTCAACAGTATTTGCTGGCATTGTAAAAGAACCAATGCCGGTTCCACTTTGTGTTTCTACAACTTCAACGACAGCAACTGATCCTGTATTTACCAAACGAACTACAGTTGCCTGGCTAAAACTAGTAGCAGTACCTGTAGTTATTGGCAGTGCTATTTCAGCACCTTTCAATAATGTTCTTGCCATTATTCTTGTTCCTCGGATGATTGATTATCACCAAACATCGATGCTCCTACTGTTGGACGAACAGCATCAATTTTTTGTGCTGTTCTGGTGTAGAGTGCATCTTTAATTTTGTCACTAATTTCCGACGCAGAAGCATCAGAACCGATCAAGTTTACAATTTCTTCCATGAAAAGTTAATATAACTATATTTTCTATTTATATCTCAGCAGCTTTGCCGTCAGCATCGGCAATTCCACCGTTTATTTCCGGTTCCATTGGAACATCACCAATCATCCCCATTTCTCCACCATCTTGTGGTAATGGTTCTCCAGTGATAGGATCTACAGAATTGGGATCTGGAATAATTCCATCTTTGATTTCTTGTTCAATCTGCTCATCCATCTCAATCATTTCTGCATCAGTCTGACGAAGAACCTTTTTACGAACCCATTCGGTTGAATAGTATTTGCCGATATAGGGTTCGATAGTTGCCAGAACACCGAGACGCTCATTTAACATCTCAGTTTCTTTGAGTTCCGCAAATTGATTATCATATAAGAAATCATATTGAATATGATCGGAAATCATATCCCAATCTTCTGGTGACACAATGTTTTTGAGAATCAATTGCGTCTTCAACATATCATTAAACATTTGAGCGAATCTCTTTCTCAAACGTCCAACAAACTTGGCGAACTTGAGTTCATCTCTTAAAATTTCAGAAGAACGCCCAAGATTGAATCCACCATCAGCAGCAATTCTTGACTCAGGAACTCCAAGTGCTCTGTAGAGTTTCTTTTGGAAATACTCAATATCAGCAAGTTCGCCAAGATTTTGTCCACCTGGGAGTGTAGAAATTTCTGTTCCTCTACCACCCTCTCTTCTTGGAAGCCAGAAATCTTCCAACATACTCATGAACTTTTTATCGTCACGAACTTCACCAGTGTTGGCATCATAAACCAACTTATTACGATAACGCATCATAACGTCACGAAGATATTGTTCTGCCTTTACCTTTGGAAGATTGCCAACGTCAATATAGAAAATGCGACGCTCAGGAGCTCTTGATAATCTGTAGATAACAAGGGAATCCTCAATCATGCGAAGTTGATTGAGTGCCTTGATTGCTTTGTGAAGATATGAAAGAACTGTTCCTTTATTTCTATCAATTAATCCTGAAGTGCAATATGTAATTGCATCTTTAGCAATTTTAGTTCCCTTTGATGATCCAGAACTACTGAAAGTATTTGTGGGATACTGTGGTTTAGGAGTATAAAGAAAATACTCCTCAATTTCTGGTGCTATCGAATTACTATCATTTTTATTGTTCGCAATGTTAGGTCCGATTATATTTTTGTCTACCTTTTTTTCTTGGCGGATGAACCGCATCTTCATAGGATCAATGTACCTCAGTTCTTTGATTCCTTCCTGAGGTTTTTTGAGATCGATTACCTTATGGTAGTAAAGTCTACCATCAACATACCAGTTTCTGAAAATCTCATGAGACTTTCTATCGAAGTCAAGAAGTTCTTTAATATATTTGAATTCTTGTCTGATTGCTTTCTTTAACTTATCAGTTGCATTAAGATTTGACAGTTCAATTTCAATCGGTGAGTCATAAAGATCGCTTACAATCGCTTCATTGACAACATCCTCAATGGCACCATCACATTCTGGATGAAGTGCCATCTCACGATATCTTTTAAGTAAATCAAATTCGGTTCTGTAGACACCTTCGATGTCCACATATGAACCATAAAATCCACTGGCAATATAGTTATCAACCCCGTCCTCATTATTTTGAGGAACGGGGGAAACTATACTCTTGGATTTTTTTTCTGAATCCTCAATTGAAAAACC